GAAGGTAAAAGACAAGTTTTGCTTGATAGTTTAAAAAATCAATTAGGCTCTGCTTTATTTGGTGATGGAACTGGTTCAGGTGGTAAAACCATCGGTGGTTTACAATTGTTAATTGCTGATGACCCAACAACTGGAACGGTAGGCGGTATTGACCGTGCAACCTCTGGCAATACTTTTTGGAGAAACCAAGTTTATGACTTTTCTACTTCAGCTGGTGGTAATGCTTCCGCAACTAATATTCAAGCAGGTATGAATAGTCTTTATTTGGCTTGCCAAGTTCAAGAAGGTTCTTTTCCTGACTTAATTCTCGCTGATGCTAATTATTTTTCATTTTTTGAAAATTCATTGCAACAAATTCAAAGAATTACAACTACTGGAGAAGGTAAATTAGGTTTTGAACAATTAGCTTATAAATCATCTGCTGTTGTTTATGATCCAAATTGTCCTGCTAATCATATGTATTTTATAAATACTGATTATGTTAAATTTCAACATTTAAATAATCCATTATTTACAAAAGGCGAGACTCAAAGACCAGTAAATCAACTATACTATATAACACCAATTTATTTATATGGTAATTTGACTATTAGCTCTGCTAGAGTTCATGGTGTTGCTAAAAACTAATTTTAAGGAGAAAATATAACTTGATGAAACTTCAACAACTCAAAATTTTCCTCTTGGAAAAATTATTAGAGCCAACGATAAAGACACTACTGCATATGGTGCTGGTGAATTTATTTATTTAAAAGGAGTAGCTTCTACTGCTGTTGGTTCTTGGGTTCTTTATAATCCTGATGATTATTCAACATCTTTATTAGTCGCTAATGATATTGGTTCTGTTGCTATTGCAATGTCCAATTGTGTTGCTAGTAATTATGGTTGGTATCAAATTAAAGGAAAGGCTGTCGGAAAAGCTTTAACAGGCTTTGTAGATAATGCTAATGTTTATTCAACTTCAACTGCTGGGTCGATTGACGATGCTGTAGTTGCTGGCGATAGAGTTAAAAATGCAAAAGGTGCTTCTGCAGTTGGAACTCCATCAACTGGATTAGCTGAGTTTGAAATTGATCGTCCATTTGTGGATGATGGTTTAGCTGCTTAGCTTTTTATTGTTAAGGGGGTTTTATCGCCCCCTTAATTTAATTTAATTTATACATTATGAATATCGTAGAACCAATTAATCAATATAGAGTAGAAGAAAAGGATAAGCTTATAGTCCAATTTTTTGACAAAAAAAGACAAATCACCAACGATTTCCTTGAAACAATTGATGTTTTAGATGAAAACGAAAAGCCAATATATGATTTATATGTTGAAATTTCTAATAAAGATGATCCATTTTCTGTTGTTTGCAAAAATGTAGAAAAAAACGATGTAATTATTTTTGCAAATGGAATTAGAAACAGATTTAAATATACTGAAATTTACGAAAGAGCATATAAAATTTACAAAAAAAGAAAAGAAGATCAAGATATTAACATTAACAAAGACGACGAAATAAATCTTTTAAGACAAGAATTAGCAAAATTACAAAAATCTATTAAAAAAGATGAGAAAAATAAAAATGCTAATAAAAAAGAAATAACAATAACTGAAAATAATTTAGAATAATGAGTTTATTAACAATTTGCACAGATATAGTTAAAGAAACAAAATCATCATCAGTTCCTAATGTTATAATTGGGAACAATGATGATGTTGCACAGCAAATCCTACAGGTGGTTAAAACTAGCATAACCGACCTTGCTAGAAATTATCAGTGGCAAGAACTTCAAAAAGAATATAGTTTTTCTAGTGTAATAGACCAAGCAACATACAATTTACCATCTGATTTTGACAGAATGATTGATAATACATTTTGGAATGCTAGTCAAAATTGGGCTATGATCGGCGGAATAACACCAGAAAATTGGAGAATTCTTAAAAATTCATTATTAACACAAGCTGAAACGGTAGAATATTACAGAATTAAAAATAATCAAATTGTTATTCATCGCACCCCATCTGTTGTAGAAAATTATGTTTTTGAATACATTTCAAAAAATATTGTTAAAAGTTCAGCAAATGTAGAACAAACTGAATTTTTAGCTGATACTGATGTTCCAGTTATTGATGAATATATTTTAAGATTAGATATTACTTGGAGATGGTTAAAAAATAATGGTCGTGCCTATGCCGACGAAAAGAATATTGCAGAAAAAGCGATTGCTGAAAGAATTAAGGCTAATGGCTCAAGGGGGACAATAAATTCAAGTCCAGTATTAAAAATTTATAATGCACAAATAAGTGCTTTTAAACCTATTTTAATTTCATAATGCAACAAATTGTTCAGCAAAGAAACGGCATAGCTCAAAGAACTAACATACCAGCTCCTTATGGCGGTTTAAATACTAGAGACTCTGAAAGCAACATGCAACCAACAGATGCAATTGTGTTAGAAAATTTTATACCAGAGCAAGGAGGAGTAAAAAGTAGAAAAGGTTTTACCGAATACTGCACGGGTTTAGTTGGTTATGTCGAAACTTTAATAGAACATTACTCGCAGGCTAATAGAAAATTTTTAGCTTGCCACAACGGAAAAATTAGCAACATAACTAATCCAAGTTCTGTTGTAGAATTAGGAACAGGTTATTCAGGTAATAAATGGGAACATGTTGCTTTTAATGGTTATACATTATTGGTTAATGGATATGATTCACCGATTAAATATGATGGCTCAACAATCACTAGCAATGCTATTAATCCGTCAAGCGGAACAGCAAGCTCGTTAAACGGCATAAATATATTTAAAAACATGGTTTTTGTTTGGGATACAACAAAACCTTATTTTTGGCATGGAGCAGTAAATGCAATATCTGGGACATTTTCTAGATTTGATTTGTCTTATGTTTGTCCAAATGGTGGCAATGTAATTAGAATGGAAACCATAACAAGAGATGGCGGAGCTGGTGTTGATGATTATTGTGCTTTTATTATGTCAAATGGTTATGCGGTTGTTTATGAGGGCGATGACCCTAGCAAAGCTAATCAATGGGCTTTGGTTGGTGTATATAAAATAGGTGTTCCAATGTCTATAAGGGCATCAACTAAAGTTGCTGGTGATGTTGCAATACTTACCAATCAAGACTTTGTTTTATTTTCAACAGCCCTGCAAAACGAAGGTCAAACAACACAAAATACAAAGTTAAGTGGTATAATTCAAGAGTTGGTGACGAATTATAGTAATAATATAGGCTGGGAAGTCTTTAATTACCCTAGAGGTGCTTGGTTAGTATTTAATGTTCCGATTGCTACTAATCAGACTTATAATCAATATGGTTTTAATACCATTACTGGAGCCGCTTTCAAATTTACTGGTGTTAATGCTATAACTTGGGGATTGTATAATCAAAATTTATATTTTGGAGGAAACGGAGCGGTATATCTTATGGATAATGGCTTTAGTGATAACAATAATTACATTAATTGTAAGGTTCAAACTGCATATAATAATTTAGGATCACCTCAAGAAAAAACTTTAAATTCTTATCGCAATACATTTAAAATTGATGGGTCTGCTGTTGTTAATGCTATAGTAAATTTTGACTATGGCAAAAATAGTAGTAAACAATCAAACTCGTTAGAAGCCCTAGGCTCATTATGGGATGAGGCTGTTTGGGACGAGGCAGAATGGTCAATAGAGGATCAAACACAAAACAAATTAGTTTATTCGTCAGGACAAGGTGTTGAATTGTCAATGAGGATTGAAGCTAATTTAAAAGGACAACAGCTAAGTTGGTATAGAACCGACTATAGTGTAAATATCAACAATATTTTATAATATGGCATTTAAATTAAAAAAATTAGGAGCGGTTTTGGGAGGAGTAGGTGTAAATTATTTAACACCAAAGTCTAAAAAACCAAATGCAACTCCTTATACAGAACAACAAATAAGCACTGGAAATCTTTTTAACAGCTTAAGTTCTACTGAAAAAAAAGATTTACTGCTTAACAATCCAAACATAATAACACCCGAAGGAAGTCAAACTTATGACCCTTACACAAATACTATTAGATTAAATGAATCTGATTTTACAAGAACTCAAAGACTTGATCAAGAAAGACTGGCTAGCGAGCTAAGTCGTTCTTTAAGCGGTAATTTACCGACAACCGATAATGAAGCTGTAAGACAAGCTACTTTTGAATTAGGTAAAAAACAATTAGAGCCAGAATTAAGGAGCCAAAGACAAGCCTTAGCAACTGAATTAGCTAATAGAGGAATACCGATAGGAAGCGATGCTTATAATAGTGAAATGAATCGTTTTGAAAGACAACAGGGCGAGCAATTAAATCAATTATCTTTACAAAGTTTAATGGCTGGTATTCAAACCGCTGAAGCACAAAGGGCCGCAAGATTTAACGAAATATCATCTCTATTAGGTAGAACTCAAGTTGGTGCTGGTACTAATTTTGGTCAGTATCAAACTAATTACCAAGGGTTAGATTTAATGGGAATAGAGCAAGCTAATTTAAACAGATTGAGTCAGGAAGAAATGGCATCAAGAGCGAATAAAGCTCAAATGCAAGCGGCGAAATGGCAAGCTGCAGGTTCAGCAATAGGCGGAATCGCTAGGGCATTTGAACTTTCTGACATTGATTTAAAAACCAACATTAAATTTGAAAATAAAGTAATAAATCACTTGCCTATTTATTCGTTTGAGTATAAAAATAGTAAACATGGAAAAGGTAGATATATTGGAGTTATGGCTCAAGATGTTGAAAAAACCAATCCCGAAGCCGTCGGAATTAGTCCAGAGGGTTATAAAATGGTTGATTACTCTAAAATTGGTATAGAATTTAGGAGGGTTAATTAATGAGACAAAATGTAAGAGTCGAAACATTAGCTCGCAAAGGGCAAAATGTCAATAGACAATTGCTAGAAAATGCTTTGGCTCAATCACAAGGTATTAGTCAATTTGCAATGAATCCTAATAATTTTGGCAGTGGTCAAGCTGGTGCATTTGGTGCGATTGCTCAAGGATTGACTGCGGGAATTGGTGCATATGCTCAATATAGAAATCAACAAAAATTAGCTCAATTAAATTCAGAAGATGCTGAAGCCTTTGCCCAATTTGCCACTGAAAAAGGCAATCCCGAATTGGCGAGCATAGCCTCAAGATTAAGCCCCGAAAGTAGAGAGGCTTATTATTTATCAATGATATTACCACAATCTCAAAATTCTAATATACCATCAGCAATAAGAGAATTTGAATATTATAAAACATTACCGCCAGAACAACAAGCACAATATTTAGGTGTTAAAAGAAATATTGCTGGTGAGGGTGGTATAGTTAGATCGACTGGAGCCATTGAGACATTAGGAGGCTATGGCGAAGCTGGTGCTCAAAAAACAGGAATGGAGCAAACCGCTAAAAATATCAGTGATTTAAGTTATAAACCTTCTATTGCAGGTAAAACAACATATTCGGAACAAAAAGCAAAAGAAGATGTTCAGGCACAAGAAAAATTAATAGATGTTGAAACACAAAGTAATAACATTTTAAATGTATTAAATGCTTTAGAAACTCACCCCGGTGTTCCTGATTTATTTGGTGCTAAGGGCGGTGGTGCAATTTTATCTTATGTTGGTAAAAAAGAACCAATTGCTGGTAGTAATGCGGCGAGTGCAAAAGCATTATTAGAACAATTCCAAGGACAACAACTTCTTCAAGCTTTTAATACTCTTAAAGGAAGCGGAACAGGTGCGGTATCTAACGAAGAAGGTAAAGCATTTGTAAATGCCCACTCCGCCATAAGAGAAGGAATTAGTGAAAAAGAATTCTTTAAAAATATACAAATTATGAAAACAATAATTCAAAAAGCAGTAGAAAGACAAAAGAAAAGAGCGGGCGAAGGTTATCAAAGATATACAACTCAAATAAACAACCAAGATGTAAATCCAAGTCAAATGGGTTTAGATTTAACAACATTAATGGGAAACGAACAAAGACAAAAAACAGTAAAACCAGTTAGTAATATTAAATTTTTGGGGTTTGAATAATGCCAATAGCTAAAGTTCAATTACAAGATGGTAGAATAGCAAGGTTTGAAGTTCCAGATGGCACGACTCCTGATGAGGTTATGCAATTTGCTAATAATCAATTTACCACAACCACTAAGTAGATTAGAAGCATTTGGAACTATTGCAACAAATCTTCCTTTAACTCCAAGACTTTATGCTGGGGTTGCTGCTTTAGAAGCAAGAAGACAAGCTCTAGCGGAAAATTTAAAACAAACTAATGATTTACAGAAATCCAGAGAAGCAACTCGTTCAATAAGTAGTTTTTACGATGAAGCTTTAAGTAATCAATTATCTAAGTTAAGGCAGGCAAGAGAAGAATATCCAAAACAATCTTTTGTAACTCAATTAACAGCCGATATTATTGGACCAGGAAGAATATTAAAAGGTTTAGGTTTGGCTGGAAATACAGCAAAACAAGCCTTAGCGGGTGGATCTATAATAGGCGGTTTAACAGCATTAGGAGAAACTAGAGATATAAGTAATTTACCGCAATCATTAACAGACTTAGGAGCTGGTGCATTATTGGGCGGAGTTGGTGGAGTTGCGGGACAGCAAGCGGGCAAAGCATTAGGCAAAGCAAGTCAGGCATTACCACAAGTTATTCAAAGATTTAAACCAAATACCCCTGAAAAAGTTTTATCCAAAGTT